AAGAAAGATTAGCTATATTATCTGGTAACGTTGCGGTTATATCTGTAGGTGCAAACTCAGATGTAGAGTTAAAAGAAAAGAAAGATAGAGTTGATGATGCAATACACGCTACAAAAGCTGCAGTAAAAGAAGGTATAGTTCCAGGTGGTGGTATAGCTTTATTAAACGCTGCTAATAGTATTGATAATAATAGTGATGGAGCTAGTATTTTTATTGAAGCTATAAAGCGACCATATAAAAACATACTTGAAAACGCTGGATTAGAATATGTGCCACAAAAAGGTAAAGGTAAAGGTATTAATGTAGTAACTGGTGAAACAGTTGATATGATTAAAGAAGGTATTATAGATCCTTTACTAGTAACTAAAAGTGCATTGAAAAACGCGGTGTCTGTTGCCTCAACAATATTATCAACTGATTGTGTAATTAGTAATATGAGAGAGGAATGAGAGCGATAGGTAATTACTTAGTTATAGAAGAAATAAAAGAAAAAGCCACTAAAACAAAAGGTGGTTTACTTCTTACAGATAAAATAAAAGAAGACATAAGATATAGGCAAGGTGTTGTAAAAAGCGTAGGAGATTTAATTCAAGGTGTTAAAACTGATGATAGAATTTATTACGACAAACACGCTGGGTTTAACATAGAAATAGATGAAGATATATTTCTTGTAATAAAACAACAGGACGTTGTTATAGTCTTGTGAGAAAATTAGAAGCTAAAGATCTTAGAAGCATAGGTTTGTTAAAGCATTATCGTATTATACGTAAATGGGCTTGTAAAACATACAATTTAAAAGATGCTGATCTAGAACTTCTAATTTACTTTGACTGTATGGAGTTGTTTACAAGAAAAGATTATATTGACGGAGTTTATACTTTTTCATGGGATAAGAATAGGTGGGAGCGTTTAAGACGTAACGACTGGATAACTGTTTGGAGACAAAGAAATAACACTACTCAAAAATATACAATATATAAAACATCGTTTAAGTGTAGTCAACTTATTAGTAGAATATACAGGATGTTATTAGGAACAGAAGATTTACCGACTAGTATTAGAAGAAATAAAATAATGGAAGGTGGATCTTACTCAGATAAAGTAATGATTAAAGCTATAAATTTAGTCAACAAAGATAAAAATAGATAATAATAAAAAAACAAATTTAAAATGGCATACGGAGATATAACGAATAGCCCAAACACTTACAGATCACCAGGAAAACCAGGTGTACAAACAGTTAGAAAAGCTGTGCTTTTAAAAGATGGTAGTACTATTGGTAGTGCTGCTGTTAACTATTTAAATGATACAAAAAGCTTAGAACAACTAACTAGTTCATCAACAGCTAGCACAACTGTTTTAAAAGCAGATTTGCATAATTGCGCTGGTCTTTATATTGGAACAGCTGGTAATGTTATGGTTAATTTTGCTGGGCAAAAAGATGTAATAGAATCTGGAACAGCTACAGGTACTACTTCAAATGAGTTAGTTGATTCTGCTCAAAATTTTACTAAAACAGTTCAACTTAGAGACTTTGTAATAAACACTACTGATGGTACAGTTGCTTTTGTAGACGCTGTATTAAGTGATACTAGACTTAGCTTAGTAGATGTTGCTAATTCTAACGCAAACATAATGGCTAGTGGTGAAAAATATGAAATATACAGACCAATAGTTTTTCAAAACGTAGCAGCTGGATCTTTCTTACCAATTGAAGTCGATAGAGTATTTAATACAGGTACTACTGCTGACGATATAATGGCAATATACTAAGACATGCCTTTAATAGGAATAAGAACAAACGTAGGGTACAGCGAACAGATAACTAACGCTGATACTAGGATAAGCGCATTTAATTTATTTGCAGACTACACTGAGATAAAAGCTGACTCAACTTTGTTTACAGCTGATGCTAACCAAATGTAACAATTAAACGCAGTTAAAAAAACATAAAGAAATAAAAGAATTTAAAAACAAATAAATGGCTAAACAAATTATTAACATAGGATCTGCAGCAAACGACGGAACCGGATCTACGCTGCGAGCGGCATTTGATATAACAAACGATAATTTCACAGAATTATATGGTGGTACTGGTGGTTTGTTTCATAAAATAGAAGGTACAAATTTTACAGGTTCATTACTCATTGGGCATAGCACTACTGGTACATTAGACAGTGCTTTAAATAATACAGGTGTAGGTATAGACGCATTAGATGCTTTAACAAGTGGTGATAGTAATGTAGCTATAGGAAAATCAGCTGGTGGCTCTTTAACTAGTGGAAACAACAATATTGCTATAGGTTATCAAGCATTACAAGATGAAGATACTGGAAATAGAAATGTAGCTATAGGTCAAGCAGCTTTAAGAGATTTAAATTATGATGGAGCAGCAAACAACGTTGCTGTTGGTTATAATGCTGGTTTATCAGTTTCAACAGGTATTTATAATACATTAATAGGTGGTTTTGCAGGAGATGCTTTAACTGTTGGTAATAACAATGTTGTGTTAGGTTATGATGCTTTATCAAGTGAACAACAAGGAGATAGAGCCGTTGCTCTTGGAGTTAAAGCATTACAAAATCAAAATAATACATCTAGTGTAGATACTTATAACGTAGCTGTAGGATATGAAGCTGGTAAAGAAGTAACAACAGCTGTTAAAAGTGTTATTATAGGTGGGAATGCTGGTTTATCAATTACAACAGGAAACAAAAACACCGTTGTAGGTTATGAAGCATTAAGCACAGAAGATACAAGAGGTACAAGTACAGCTATAGGATATAGAGCTTTAAAAGATCAAAATGCTTCAAGTGATCCTTATAATGTTGCTATTGGTTTTGACGCTGGTTTACTTGTTTCAACAGGAGTACATAATACAATAATAGGTGGATTAGCTGGTGATGCAATGACTACGGGTAATCAAAGTGTTTTTATTGGTTATTCAGCTGGATCAGCAACCGTTGATGGTACAGAAAATATAGCTATAGGTAGTAATGCTTTACTTACAAATGTTGATGGTAGTAAATCAACAGCTATTGGTACAAGTGCTTTAAGAAATCAAGAACCAGCTAGTGCTACAGACATGTATAATGTAGCTGTAGGACATAACGCTGGATATTCTGTTACAACAGGTACAAGAAATACATTAATAGGTAGTTTAGCAGGTGATGCTTTAAATACAGGCGTACAAAATACTTTTATTGGCTATAACGCCGGTGGTGCTACAACAGATCAAAGTTACAACGTAGCTATTGGTGATACAGCACTAGCTACAAACGTTAATGGTGCTAGAAACGTAGCTATTGGTAACGCGGCATTAGCAATGATGAATCCAGATAGTGATACAGATACATATAATGTAGCAATAGGATATGACGCTGGTAATCAAATCACAACAGGTACTAAGAATACATTAATAGGTGGTTTTGCAGGAGATGCACTTACAACAGGTCGTTATAATGTAGCTATAGGTCATGCTTCTTTAAGTACTGAAGATACTGGTTCAAGAAGCACGGCTGTAGGTTATTTTGCTTTAAGGCTTCAAAACAATGATTCAACAAATTATAATACAGCTATAGGATATGCAGCTGGTGAATATATTTCAACAGGTGTTCAAAATACTTTAATAGGTGGTCTTGCTGGCGATGCGTTAACTACAGGTAGCTCAAATGTAGCTTTAGGATACGGTGCTTTAAGCGCAGAAGATACGGGTAGTAGAAATATTGCAATAGGTAGATTAGCGCTATTTAATCAAAATTATGATGGAGAAGCATACAATATAGCTATAGGTCATAATGCAGGCACAGCTGTTACAACAGGAGTACATAATACTATTATAGGTGGATTAGCAGGCGATGCACTTACAACAGGAAGTTATAACATAGCAATAGGTAAAGAAGCGTTAACAACTGAAGACACAGGCACTAGAAATGTAGCTATAGGTCAAGCAGCTTTAAGAGATTTAAATTATGATGGAGCAGCAAACAACGTTGCTGTTGGTTATAATGCTGGTTTATCAGTTTCAACAGGTGTACAAAATACATTAATTGGCGCGAATGCAGGTGACGCTTTAACTGAAGGTAAAAATAATATTGCTATTGGATATTCAGCATTAACAGCTGAAACACACGGTGAAAGAAATGTAGCGATAGGTATATTTGCTTTAGGTAATCAAGTTAATGGTTCTGATGTAGACACATATAATGTAGCTGTTGGTTACAACGCTGGTTTATCTGTTACAACAGGTGTTTTTAATACAATAATTGGAGGTTTAGCAGGCGATGCATTAACTACAGGCGCTGGTAACGTAGCTATAGGTTATCAATCTTTAAGCGCTCAACAAACACACGGCACGAACACAGCAATTGGATATAGAACTTTAAGAGATCAAAACACTGGTAGTTATGTTTACAATACTGCTGTAGGTTATGACGCTGGTTTATTAATTACAACAGGTGCAAACAACACAATAGTAGGTGGTCTTGCAGGTGATGCGCTTACGACAGGCTTTGGTAATACTGCGTTAGGATACGCTGCTTTAAGTTCTGAAGATGAAGGTGATAGAAGTGTCGCTATAGGTCACAGCGCACTAACAGCTCAAAATGCTAGTGGAGGAGGACAAGCTTATAATGTTGCTGTAGGTTATGACGCTGGTAAAGCAGTTACAACAGGTATTAGCAACACAATAATTGGAGGTTTAGCTGGTGACGCACTTACAACAGGTAGTTATAATGTAGCTTTAGGGCTTGGTGCATTAGGATCTGAAGACGCTCATGGTAAAAACGTAGCTATAGGATACCTTGCTTTAACTACTCAAGATGCAGGTGCAGACGCTTATAACGTGGCTGTTGGGTTTAATGCTGGTACAGCTGTTACAACAGGAACAGGTAACACTTTAATTGGTGGTGAAGCTGGCGATGCGTTAACTACTGGTACTAACAATGTAGCTTTGGGTTATGGAGCTTTAGGCCTTGAAGACACAGGTAGTCAAAACGTAGCTATAGGTTTAAATGCTTTAGCATCTCAAAATTATGATGGTAATGGTTTAAATGTAGCTATTGGTTACACCGCAGGAGTAGCAGTTACAACAGGTATTGAAAACACTATAATAGGTGGTAAAGCAGGTGATGCCGTAACAACAGGTAGTTATAATGTAGCTGTAGGTAAAGACGCTTTAGGCGCCAATACTATAGCTAATTCAAATATTTCTATTGGTTGGAACTCTTTAGGTGACAACGTTGATGGAAGTAAAAACGTAGCAATAGGACATCAAAGTTTAAGAAACCTTGATCCTGCTTCTGCTGCAGATACTTTTAACGTGGCTTTAGGTTATCACTCAGGACTATCTGTAAGCACAGGTACTCAAAATACAATAATTGGAGGCGCTGCTGGTGACGCATTAACCACTGGAGCTAATAATATTATAATAGGATACAACGCAGCTGCATCAGCAGTTGGTGTTAATAACGAAATAACACTAGGTGATGCTAATATTGCAGCATTTAGATGTGCTGATGATTCTATATCTACTTTATCTGATAGAAGAGATAAATCAAATATTAAAGATAGTGAATTTGGATTAGATTTTATAAATTCAATAAGACCTGTAGAATTTACATGGGATTACAGACCAGAACATATGGCTGAAGCAAAACAAGGTAAAACAAGAGTTGGATTTATAGCGCAAGAATTACAAGAAGCTATGCCTAATGGTGAGAACGAAATATTAGACTTGGTATATGATATAGATGAAAATCGTATAGAAGCAAAGTATAGTAAGTTAGTACCAATTTTAACAAAAGCAATACAAGAGCTTTCTGCTAAAGTAAAAATGTTAGAAAACAAGTAAATATATATAAGTAATTAATAATCAATTAATAAATAAAAATTATGAGTGAATTAGAAGAATACACAGATGAGCAAGTAGCCCAAGATATAGTAGCTACTATGGATTCAGTAGGTATTGTTGAAAGAGTTAGAGCTGTATCAGAAGCAGATAGAACTGACGACGAAAAAGATGAGCTAAGTAGAAACGAAAGACATATACAGATATACATGGCTAAGTCTGAGTTTGTAGCAGGTTTATCATCAGATCAAAAAGCTAAAATAGATGCTTTTGGTTTAGATCCTTTATAGTTAAAAATAAAATAAATTAAATAAAATAAAATGTGGAAATTAACTAAACAGTATTGGAAAGATATGTGGAAAGCTCTATGGAGTAAAACCACTGTTGATGAAAAAGCTATTGCAACTATTAAAGAAGTTAAAAAAAGAGCTAAGCTAACTACTCAAGAATTACAAGATGTAGTTAAAGCCTTTAAAGAAGTTGGTAACCAAATAGGTGATATTGACAATGCTTTAAAAGGCGAGGCGCGTAAAGGTAGAAAAAATGGCAAGTAAAAAAAAGTTTAAAGATACAACCGTTGGACAACTATTGTTTGGCGCGGCTTCTGTAATAAATCCTACATTAGGAAATGTGTTACAGGGTGTTACATCACCTAAAGAAGCTATTGAAGCTATTACAAAATCAGATGCGCCCGCAGATGATAAAGTAAAGTTACAGCAAATGATATATGAACAACAAGACAAAGAAATACAAGCTATAACATCAAGATGGGAAGCAGACTCAATGTCTGACTCATGGATGTCGAAAAACGTACGCCCATTAGTATTAGTATGGTGTATTGTTATATTTTCTTTAGCTGGTATCTTAGATAGTGTAGAAAGTATACCGTTTCAAATAAATAATACATGGAACGATACTTTTGAAAAAGTTATGATGGCTGTAGTTTTAGCTTATTTCGGTGGTCGAAGTGGTGAAAAAGCAGCTAGTATATTTAAAAAATAATTAAGTTTAATTAAACCAAAAATCCAAAATTATGAGTAAAAAAGAAATGAAAATTACAGAAGAGCAATTGAAACAAGTTCAAGCTCAAGTAAAAGTTAGATCACAATTAGTGAATGACATTGGTGCTGTAGAAGCACAGAAGCACGAACTATTACATGCTTTAAATAATGTAATGGAAAAAACTAAAGAAACTGCTGCGCAACTAGAAGAAGAGTACGGAAAGATTAATATTAATCTTGAAGACGGTTCTTACGAAGTTGTTGAAGTAGAAGAAGAAGAAAAAGAAGAAGTAGAAGAAAAATAAAATCAATTCCTATGGCTAAGTTAATTAGAAAAATAAGCATAGGAACTGACTATAAAAATGAAGCAATGCACTACTCCGTAGGTCAACAGGTCTACGGAGGACATTGTATATCTAATATATTATTTGACCAAAAAGATAATTCATATAATATATATATTGAAAAAGAAAGTGAAACCATACCTTGGAAAAAATTTAATTCTAATATGGCTATTTCAATCGAATATAATTTAGAATACTAATGCAAAGTTTATTTAGCTTTATAGTAGAACCAAAAAACGGTAGATACGATAACGAGGTAGATATTGATGGTAAAAAACTTATTATTAATACTACGATGGACGATCATAAATACGTTAATAGAGTAGGTATTGTAAAATCAATACCAAAAATAGGTAAAACAAATATAAAGATAGGTGATGAGGTAATTGTACACCATAATGTTTTTAGAAGGTTTTATGACGTAAGAGGTATTGAAAAAAACAGTTCATCATATTTCAAAGAAGATTTATACTTTTGTTTTTATGATCAAATATTTTTATATAAACAAGATAATGAGTGGAAAGCACCATTTGATTTTTGTTTTGTTAAACCTATAGTTGAAAATAAAAAACAAATTGTAACTGTTCAAAAAGAACGTCCTCGTGTTGGTATACTAAAATATGGTAATAGTTCCTTAAATGCTTTTAAAGTGAACGAGGGGAGCCTTGTTGGGTTCAGCCCAAGCAGTGAGTATGAATTTGTTATAGATAATGACAGATTATACCGCATGCGAACTAATGATATTACAATTAAATATGAATACAAAGGAGACGAAGTTGAATATAATCCAAGCTGGGCAAGTGGCTGTGGACGAACTTATTAAAGTTGCTAAAGAACCTATTGTAGACTCAGAAGATGACATCAGTGCTGACAGATTAAAAAATGCAGCTGCTACAAAAAAACTAGCAATATTTGATGCTTTTGAAATACTTAAACGTATACAAGAAGAAGAAGATATGTTAAACGAAAAACCTAAAAAAGAAAGTAAAGAAAAAACTTTTAAAGGTTTTGCAGAAGGAAGATCTAAGTAATGTATCAGCAAGATTTAATAAAAGTACTAACTGATTATGTTAAACCTAAAGTTTTAGCTAAAAAAAATAGGTATAAAAAATGGGAGTACGGTTATAATAAAGAACACGACTTTGTAGTTATAAGTAAAACTGGTGAAATAGGTGAAGTATATGAAATACAGAATTTAAAAATAGCTTTACCTAAACAAAAAAATATATATAAGTTTGAAGATAATAAATGGAGTAAATTTGATTATCCAAAAGCTTTATCAAGAATAAAAACGGTATTTGATTTTAAACAGTACCCAGAGGAATTTAAAGAAGAGTGGTATGATTACATCGATAATGAGTTTACCCGTAGGGAGGAAGGTTTTTGGTTTTATAACAAAAATGTTCCTACTTACATTACTGGCACTCATTATATGTACCTGCAGTGGTCCAAGATTGATGTTGGGGCACCAAACTTTAGGGAGTCAAATAGATTATTCTTTATTTTCTGGGAAGCTTGTAAGGCAGATTCACGATCCTTTGGGATGTGTTACCTTAAGAACAGGCGTTCCGGGTTTTCTTTCATGGCCTCAGGAGAGATTGTTAACTTGGCAACCATATCAAGTGACAGTAGGTATGGTATACTATCCAAGTCCGGACCTGATGCGAAGAGTATGTTCACCGATAAGGTGGTACCCATATCTGTCAACTACCCCTTCTTTTTCAAGCCGACCCAGGACGGAATGGACAGGCCCAAGACCGAGCTTGCCTACCGTGTCCCCGCAAGTAAGTTCACCCGTCGTAAACTTACCTCGACCACCACGGCCGATGACGAAGCCTTACAGGATCTCAAGGGACTTGACACCACTATCGACTGGAAGAACACCGGTGATAACTCCTACGATGGGGAGAAACTCAAGCTCCTCGTACATGATGAATCGGGCAAGTGGGAAAGGCCCAACAACATCCTCAACAACTGGAGGGTTACGAAAACCACATTAAGGTTAGGTAGTAAAATAATAGGTAAGTGCATGATGGGATCAACATCTAACGCACTTAACAAAGGTGGTGATAACTTTAAAAAACTATACTATGACTCAGATGTTAGAAAAAGAAACGCCAATGGACAGACTCGCTCAGGACTATATTCTTTGTTCATACCTATGGAATGGAACTACGAAGGATACATCGATTCTCATGGATTACCTGTATTCGAGAATCCAGGAGAAAAAGTTATTGGACCTTATGGAGATGAAATTACAGACGGAGTAATAGATTATTGGAATAATGAGGTTGAAGGTTTAAAGTCTGATCAAGATGCTTTAAACGAATA